TTAGATGCGTAATCAATGTTGAATAACTGATGGATATTAGTTCTAGATTCAGTGAACGCGATATAAATAACAATACCATCAGGTGGAATAATAAGATGATCTGATTCATAATCTGCTCTTAAAACGCCGTGTTCATTATACCGTTCAATCCAGGCTATTACAGTTCTAGTTTGAAAAGGAATAGTAACGCTAGTTGCATTAAGTGTGTCAACATAATATCTTTCACTCCAAACAAAAGTATCGCTTTTTGAGTTAGAAATTGACACGGTAATATTATCAGTATCAGTTGAAACCTTAATTCCGAGAGCCTTAGTGACATGAACAGCCAGCTTAGAAGAATAATAGCCAGTTTGAAATGAATCAGCTGGGTATCCTTTCTTAGTAAGAGTAGCATCAATGTCATAAAAACTCATATATTTAGATGCGTAATCAATGTTGAATAACTGATGGATATTAGTTCTAGATTCAGTGAACGCGATATAAATAACAATACCATCAGGTGGAATAATAAGATGATCTGATTCATAATCTGCTCTTAAAACGCCGTGTTCATTATACCGTTCAATCCAGGCTATTACAGTTCTAGTTTGAAAAGGAATAGTAACGCTAGTTGCATTAAGTGTGTCAACATAATATCTTTCACTCCAAACAAAAGTATCGCTTTTTGAGTTAGAAATTGACACGGTAATATTATCAGTATCAGTTGAAACCTTAATTCCGAGAGCCTTATTGACATGAACAGCTAGCTTAGAAGAATAAAAGCCAGCTTTAAACGCGTCCGCCGCCGCACCCTTTACAGTCAATGATTGATCAACTGGTGGGTTCGTAGGGTTAGTAATATTCTTACTTAACCACTTAGCTGTCTCCTCTGAAATTGTAGGTCTAATAATAGTCAGCAACGAACCATCACTTGCCATCTTATCTAGTTTATTGTTAATCTCTTCTTGTACATCCAGATTATCGAAATAAATATTGACATATTCTTGTAGCTTTTCATAGGCAGTATGTAGGTTCAATACATCACCATGTAGTGTGTCTACGTCATGCATAGTTTTGTTCAGATAGTCAAGGACTTTGCAAAGCAACTCATAATAGCTCAGTGAGTCATCATAGACAAGCGGTAAAACTTTTTGACACCAATAGCGAAATGGTGTAAGTTCTGTGTATTCTCCTAAGTTTGGTGTGTAATTTGCACTCATAATTTATCTCCTTTCTACCACAACAGAAAGAACAAGTCTTTCAGTTCATCCATAACCATCTGGTCAATGTTGATCATGGAATCACGATATTCCATCAACATTTTAGCATATGAAGCACCGCCACGCTTACCCTGTACGTGTTCCGTATAGTCTTTCAATGAACTATAGGTTCCAGTACTATTCGTATCGCTAGTTCCAGTATTCACCTGTGTACCAGTATTGTCAACTTTCTGCGTACCAGTATCAGACGAATTACCATTATCGGTGATATTTCTAGCGTCTGTCAGATACTCACCACTTTCAACACCAGTCAGTGCGCCCTGCGGAGTATCAGAAAACTTGTTCCACTGATTACTTACATCTGTGTGTTTCAAGTCATCGGTACGCAAGCTACTCAGATTGTCCGTTCTTGTGTTGCTATCTTCACCATGAAGTGTAGAGCTGTTCGTCCCGTCATCTTTCAACGTGTGCGTAGTGTTCAATTCTACATCATACAGAGGATTGAATTTCAACGTAGCTGATTCATACAACTGATTGTAGTATGGCATAATCATATTCATACGTTCAGTCAGCCACATTTTCCATATACCAGTCGTTTCAGATGCAATCTCACGGAGGTAAAAGTGTTTCAGAATCTTGCAACACAGGACTTTTCGATACGATTCATCATAGATAGGAAAATCACCGAAAATTTTGCTCCAGCTTTTTTCAATGACTGCATCAATCTTAGATGCTCCTTGATTCTCTGAATATCCTGCTTCTGTCTCACAAATAAACCGCACTTCGGTTGTGTATTTACTCATCAGTCTCACCATCCTCTCTGGAGTTATTCACATCTTCCACTTCTGGAATCTGGTAGTCCTGCCGATATTCAACCGTAATGTTTGTACCAAACATTTGATTGATTTTATTTGCGGCAGTACGTCTGCTTTCCAGTCTGGAATATCTCGAAGCTACAATTCCACCTTGATATCGTGTCACCTCATCCGTAATCATACGTTCTTTTTTCTGCGTGTTGATATTACTGATACCTAGTCTTGTTAATGCTTCATTCCAGTATTGCGTTTTCAGTTCATAGATTTTATCAGCAACAAACGGTGCATTCGTTACCACAGCTCGAAGAGCAGTAGGGTCAAGATCATTGTCGCCAAAAATTACAGGTGAATTACCGTCATATTCTTTGTACACGTTTAGCAAAGAAAGACGCTGTTTTTCTGTAGCGCGTACTAGAATAGGCGTTTTCTGTGCATTTGCATTTACATCGATGATTCTATCCAGATTGTACAATCGTTTTGCATAAATCATACAGTCTGTTACTGATGGTGTACGTAAAAAGTTATTGTAGATAATAACGCTGTCAGAGTTTGATAAAGTTTTGTTATAGCCATTGTAACGTGAGTAAGCTGTTCTTCTAGTTGGGTATCCATACACGTCAAAGTTACCTGCCGGCAGACAAGATAAACATAACTGTGGTTGATTTTCCAGTTCTTCATCTTTGAACCAAACAACCACACCTGTTAAAAACAACTGCATTTCAAGATAACGTACATCTATACTGTCTGGTACGTTTCGCCACTCAAACATGGAAACAGCTAGTTCAGACAGTACGCGTAGGTACTGCCCATATGTAGCTGTATTACCTAAGAGTGACTCGTCAAAATTTGTTTTTCTTTTTCCCATTGTCAAGTCTCCTAGATTGTTGGCCTGTTATTAAGTGAATAGTCACCGATCTCGTCACCGTTCATCCACCATGTAATACCATTATTGAAGATGCTTACAATCTCTCTTGCATCATCGGATGGCAATGAACCAGTGAGAACACAAGAAACTGTTTTGATGAAAGTCCAATGAGGTCTAGCGTGTAAGTTAGGTGTCATCAGAGCATTCTGTGCATATCCAAACATGGTAAAGAAGTCATCAATCAGTTTAGCAAACGGCGCGCGAACTGTCTGGTGTTCAAAAGTAAATTGAACTTTACCCATCTGAGCGTTAAGGGAATCGCATTCGATCTGTCCGTGTGTCTGAGGTGGCGTATTTTCTAAATCCTGTTTCTTGCCCATAATAGCATAAGCTTGATTGAACAGATTTTGCTCGCCCATAATTGCAGTTGATGCGGCACTGTTTGCATTTCCGTTCATAGCAGAAGTTCCTACAGAAGCAACGGTTGTCATTGCACTAGCAATCATGGCAGAGGTAACACTACCTTTGTTCTGCGCCCACCACGCTTTCCATGCATCACCAGACCATGCTATAGTTGGAAAGTTTGAGAGGACAAGTCCACGGTCATAGTTTTTGTCCATGCCCATATAATTGAGTGGGTACAGAGTAACAGTCGGTGTTGTCACGATTGCGCCAGACAGTTTAAAATTTACAAGCGAATGAGATTCCTCAGAGTATTTGAACTGCTCCCATCTGTACTCGGCACGACTGCCTGCATTGTTTGATAGGACAAGTTTGCAGAATGGGTAAGAAAAAAGCTTGCGATTCTTTGGGTCATATCCATCTATTTGCGTGAGATTGTTGTAAACGGGTACGTTTTTTTCGTGCAAACCGCCAGAGTTTTTTTGAGAATCTCCATCTTCGTCAAGAAACGATGGATATTGAAACGCCGATATGAGAGCATCTTCTTTTCCATTGTCAATCCAATTCTTAATTTCCGTTGTTACGGATGCAGAATCTAAAGCACGAATGCCAGACTCAAGTCCGAGTCCACAAAAGATTTTACCTCGGGTTTTCGGGTCTGCCGCAGTTCCATCAGCTCTCTGTGTGTAGTAAAGGCCGATTGACATAGTGTTTAAGTCAACCACTGTTTTTTTCTCTACTGTGTAATCCCCTAAATCAAGATTTTCTGGAACGAGGTTTTCAAAATATCCATCACTCTCACTATGCTGTCTCTCAACAAAACACTGTCCTAGTGTAAAGTCAAACAACCACGTCTGCAATACGTCAATCTGGTATGTTACAATAGATGTAACGTTGTTCACATACTCAATGGAAGTAATAAATGCATAGAACCACTTGTTTCCATATGCTGTGTTCTGGAACATCATGTAGTTACAATCGAAGATTTCATCAGCCAGCACGCCTACTTTCATGGTGTCGCGTGTGTGACGCTGATAGGTGTTCTTTGTGAAAGAGCGTTTCTGTTTACTGATAAAGTAGTTTGTCTGCTTTGCTTCGGAGTCAAAGTAGATCGTGTGATCGTAGGATGGCTCAAGCGGTACGTTGTGTAATAAACGTATAGTTGTGTTTGGAGAAATATACATAGACTTTTCCTTTCAAGATGCTACCCACCTATTACAGATGGGTAGCGCATAGGCAAAAATCACTCAGCCTTATTCATCACAACTGTTGCACCAACCTCGGAATCTGAATTAACAGTTGTAACCGCGTTATACTCTACGTCATTAATTACCATCGTCAGTGTAACTGTTTTGGACGCAGAGGACGCCGGAATCATGATAGCTCCATACGGAAGAATGGCGATGCCATCAGTTGTTGTCTGTTTAGTCTGTTTGAACTGGTAAGTTCCCTGCACGAGAGTAGCTGTATCATCCTGTACGCCTAGTGTAAATACCGTTGCAACGTCGCTTGTATCTTTTCCAGTAAGTTCCACGGTGTAAGAATTTTTCGGTGCGATTTCAGCCGTATCGGTAACAAACACGATTGCATTGGAGAACGGCGAACTGGAAATTGTTTTCCAAACGTGATAGAAATAATTCCAGTACATTCCGGCGGCAGAATACTGCTCGGTGAATTTTGCATTGTTATCGTAAACCTGGAACCAGTCTACATCAAGCAGAACTGCCTTTACATTTTTCATGAGAGCAAGTTCATCGGCTGTTACTTCTTCCAGACCGTCAGAGTTCTCACGAATAACATCGAACCGCTCATTGTCAAATGATGCCCAATCGTCGATCAGATGTAATGCTCCTGTGTAGGTTGCTTTGTCCATGTTGAATGCCGCGGCAAGTACGTTAACGTCATACTTCGCATTGAACCAACTGTCCATAAAGATAGCTTGATTTTCACGCGGTGTATTTGTGCGCACACCAGATGCATTGTACTTTGTTTTCATGAATGTAAGATCATTCGAAGCACCACGGAACATTTCACCAGCTTCTTTCAGATCAGCACCAGTGCCGATAGAGATTGGATACATCTTGCCATGAGATACAGCCTTAATGAGCAGATATTTGAATAGCAGGAACTCGTCATACTCAGCCGCTTTGTAAACAGATTCTACAATTTTAGCAACTAAATCCTGAACGCCAGATTCAGCTAAGAAAGCAAGACGTAAATCTTCATCCTGTATTGTTACTGGATACATAACACGCCAGTTCATTGCATGGAATGCCGATTTTACATCCGGGAGTGTACGCTTAAATTCACGAGCCGCTCCCTTTTCCGGTGTGTAATCAACAACATTTGCAATCTGGACAAAGATTTCTTCTACAGTTTCACCGAACTCAAGATAACCTTTTTTGAGTGATGCATACGGATTGTTGAATGTGGCACTTTTTGTCATAACAAGTGCAATACGGTTTACGATGGAGTTAATGAACTGGTTGGAGAAAGCTGGTGTTCCACAAATTAATTCTCCTACTTTTGGAATGTCGCTTGCTTTTGCGACAACAGGTACAGACTGCTGATAGTCATAAGATGCATTCTGCCGAATAGCATTCAAGATGTCAAGCGTTGATGCCTGTAATGTTGATTTTGCAATTCTTCTAGGCATTTCTAAACCCTCCTATTCTGTCTTGAAAAGACTTTCAAATGATAATAGTTTCGGTGGCTCGGGGTCATCTTCTGGTGGATTGGGTTCCGGGTCAGACTTACCGCTGAAGCGGTCAGTGTAGCGTTTCCGCCATGCCTTGTCGTTTTCCTCATACTTTGTTTTCCAATCCTCACCAGACTTTTCATTCAGATCGGTAAACGTATCGGAAACATCTTCCAGCATAGCAAGCTGTGTATCGTCTGGTGACTCACCGAACGATTCTCTCAGTGCGTCAATAATTTCCTGTGTTGTTCTTACTGCCATATTGTTCTCCTTAAATGAAATATCGGCACATCATCCAAACGGGCATCTTCTTTTTCTTTTTTATCGGCGGCAACGGTGGAACGTCACCGCCAGACAAGAAAAGGAAAATCAACAAAGCGTTGTTTAAATTGGCTTCACTTCCGAAAGAGAGAAGTGTAGAACTAGGATTATCGTAGGACTCTGCATTGTACCATGCGGTCGGTGTGTCCGAAGCGTGGGTATTGAAATACTCAAGATAAGTGTTTGCACATGAGATACGATAGGAAAGGGAGGAATCGCTGATACCCTCCCACCCTCGCATGAACGCTTCTGTCAGAATGGAAAGATCGGTACGGGTGCTGGACAAGAATGCCGACAAGTTGTCGAAGTTTGCGGCAACACCGGACTGATACCAGATATTTTCGTGGATGAAATACGCAAGCTGACCATTTCCGTCGTTTGAAGCGTATCCATTTTCCTGTAACCAGTTAAGCAACTGTGTGCGTCTGTTCGTCTCGGAGTTGTCTGTCCATTGTCCTAATCCAAAACCTTGTTTATATCCTAGTTCCCACTGTCCCGGGTTTAATGTGCTTTCCTGCATCCAGTTACCACAGATTGCGGCGGCAACGTAAGCAGACGCGCCAATACCAGAACCACCAGACCCATACCGAAAACAACGTGACCAGTTGCTCGGTGATGATTCCGAAGCATTGATACTGACCTGCTGTTCGAGTGGTGCATCATCTGTGTGCGCTCCCATGGTTCTTCGTCCTTGATAGACCATCTCGGTGTGTCCAGAGCGCCAGAGAATGTCACCAGCTTTCCATTCGTTCGCAATGGGAATTTCTGTGAATCCCATTGACTGTAGAACGGGTATCATATCGGAAGTGGTGAACGGATGCTGGGAACCGTAAGTCTCGATACATGGGAAAGCACCAGCTACAAGCGCGTACCAGATAAACGAGGAACAGTCATAGTAGGTAATACCGTTTACTGTCTGCTGTTCCCGGTATGTCTGCGAATAACCGACGTTTGGTCGATTACAGGTGGCTACTGCCCATGACCATGAAGTGTTAATGTTAGCCACGAATCAACCCCTCTTTAGCAACATAACCGGTATAAACGTACCCGTCTACAACTGCCTTAACAAGATACCATTCGCCAGTATAATAGCCATAGTTTCTAACGCCTGTTCCAGATGGCAACGTTAAAATAACTCGTTTGTTCATACCAGCACCAACGCGCAAATTATAACGATCATTGGTGTGATAAGCACCTGCAATTTTTCGATCGAAACTACGAGCTGATTCTACTGTGTATAATTCTGGCGTAATATGCTGTGGTTCTTTGTTTCCAGCGTAACGATAGTGTACAAGATTGGTGTACGGGAGATCATAATAAGATCTAATACATATTTCTCTTCCGGTCTGATCGCCCGTCTGACCATCAATTCCGCCAGTCTCTGACTGGCTGGCGTGCACGATATTAGAAGCGTCCGTTGACATCGTAACATGATGTCCTGCCGCAAGGTGAATGTCACCACATTTCCACGGTGCATGGCACTTTGTGAACCCGCACTTGATAAGCTGTGATTCTAAGTTGCGCGTTGTACTATATTCACTGACGGCAAAGCCTGCCTTGCTTAACGCTGTTCCAACAAATGAACTACAGTCATAGTCCGGACTGTTTCTGTGTACCTGCGAATAACCGTGACGATCATCAGCGGCAATTCCTATCGCCCATAATACAGCTTCTTCAATCTTAGGCATTGTTTGTACCTCCTAAATGTGCACACAGGTTATTAATTGCCTGCGTATTTGCTTCGACGCTTTTACGAAGTTCTTCCATCTCTGCTTTGTGAGCATCTTTTTCTTTCATCATATACCAGAAAAGAGCAACACAACACACGATTGGAAAACCGAGCGACCCGATAAGCTGTGTGATGGTTGTTACGTCCATTTTTCTTCACCTCTCTCTCGTATTTTTATCATAGCACTTATCCTTGATTTTGTCAACCTTTTATGTTATAATATTTTTAGAAACAAAAATTCATGTTTCAAAATAATTGGAAAGGAAGAATGTTTGAATGTCAAAGTATTACGACGGAACTAAGCTTCTTTCGCTCAAAGATCTTGACGGGCAACGACCGGAAATTTATATGGTCACGACAAACCGAACAGGCGGTAAGACTACATATTTTGGGCGATATTCTGTTCGTCGTTTCATAAACTTCAATGAGAAGTTCGCACTACTTTATCGGTTTAACTACGAACTGGACAATGTGGCTGACAAATTCTTTAAAGACTTGAAAACTCTGTTCTTTCCGAGTATGGAAATGACAAGTAAGAGACTTGCTCATGGAATCTTTCATGAGTTATATCTGGATGACCGTTCCTGTGGATATGCTATTACATTAAACAGTGCCGATCAGCTTAAAAGATATTCGCATTTATTTTCTGACGTTGACCGCATTTTATTCGACGAGTTTCAGTCGGAGACAAACCATTACTGTGATAAGGAAGTAAAAAAGTTCCAGAGCATTCACACTTCTATTGCTCGTGGACAGGGAGAACAGACTCGTTATGTTCCTGTATACATGATGGCAAACCCTGTAACTCTATTAAATCCATACTACAGTGCTATGAAAATCGGAAGTAGATTACAGTCTAACACTAAATTCCTACGCGGAACTGGTTGGGTATTGGAACAAGGTTATGTTGACAGTGCGGCGAAAGCAATGAAACAATCTGGTTTTGCAAAAGCTTTTGCTGAGGATGATTACATGAAGTATTCTACCGAAGCTGTATATCTGAATGACAATTACTCTTTTGTTGAAACCATGCAAGGAAGATGTAAGTATGTTTGCACACTTAGGTATATGGGAAAAGAGTATGGTGTTAAGGAATTTGTAGAAAAAGGTGTGGTGTATGTCGATGACAAGCCGGACTTAACTTATCCATACAAGATCACAGTTACAACCGACGATCATCAGATCAACTACTTGATGTTACAGAAACACGATATGTTCATCATGAATATGCGCTTTCTGTTCAGCAAGGGAGCGTTCCGGTTCAAAAATCTGGAATGCAAAGAGGCAACACTGGCGGCGTTGTCGTACAGATAACTATGGTATCTACCATTGTTTCATGCCATGATATGTAGGGATGCCCGGTTGAAAATATACCGCCTTACTTATTTACTGCTAGGCAGGCAGGCGTGGTGTGTTCAGTGGTTAAAGATATATGCAATAAGCAGGGATAACTTACCTCGTAAGCTCCCTGCTTATTTTTAATTACTCTTGAACAAACCTTTCTTGTATACACGGATGACAAGCCACCCTCTTAATTTGTCTACCGTCATACTCCAGATCAGATATTTTTCTGGTTTCAGCTCGTCACGAAAACGTACCATTTTTTCACATCTTCCTTTGAAGATTTCTTTTCCGTTGTCGTAGTCTGATACGTCAATCACCATGCAGTATGTTGCTGGCGCAATATACAGTCTCAGTTCTTCTAAAGTCATAAACTCTACCTCACTCTTACATAGGTTTCACGCTTACTACAAGACAACCATCGTAAACAGTGTACTCTGTTACCATGTAATTACAAAACCCACGCATTACTTCTTCTCTTGACATCCTTGTCGTTGTTTTCAATTTCGTGTCGTATACGTTCAAAAATTCACTAAATCTCATTTTCACTCACCTCATTTTATACGTTGTTTCACATAGAAGTACGCCCCCAGGGATGCGCTTCGGCATTAACTTCCCCGGGACTGTCAGACCATAAGTAAAGTCTGTTAAGTCTCTGTGAATTGGTTTATCAGTTTCATCGAATAAGAACTCTCTCTCTTCCTCTTCCCAGGCATCTGGTTTTCCTTGCTTATCTTCCATGCTTCGAATGAATAGGTCTTTACACTTGCTCGGCATTCCGGCACACTTCACGTTATAGTAAGGTTCTACTTTCTCACCAGACCATTTGTTATCTTTCAACTCAAGATCTTCTTCAACTACGTGTTCAATATATGTTTTCTGTCTAGTGAAAATAGCACTATCCCATTTGCTTTCCAGTTTCCAGCAACAAAACGCCGTGTTGTGTACTTTAATTCCCTGTACTTCTTCTGGTTTCAAATTGCAATGAATACTATCGGTATCGGCATAGATAAATCCTGCCTTGTCTACACCATGATAGTTCGCTTGTGCCGCTCTGATCGTAAAGTTACGTGCGTAACTTGTGATCGCCGACCCGATCGGTATATAACCCGGCTGTTTGTCGTGCGCTTCTACGCTACGGAATCCGATTGAGTTATCCTCTTTCAGATAGGCTACTTTGAATGAACTGTCTGTGCTACTTGCGAACTTACCGTACAGATTGTTCAAGAAAAGCTTTGCTAACTGACGCCTTGCTCCCTTACTGTTCATTTTAATCTCCTTGTACTTGTCAATATAACCGTCAAACAAACCGATCTTTTTCTCAAAATAACAACCGTCTAATATTTGAAAATCCTCGACGTCGTAGTGCTCTAAGAAAAGCTTGTAATCTGTCATTGTTAATGTCAACTCTACAGTGGTTGGTACTTTGTTCATGTTACCATCATAGATGTATCTATGGTATTGCCCATTGAGGTATACATCTGATGTTTCCAGTGCTTCTGTTCCCCGGTACAGAGATGAACCTTTGATCTGGATAAAAGGTAACTTATCTTTCTTGAGATAGAACCGTGTTCGAATCCGAACGAAGAAATATTTTTCGTGCGCAACGTCTGGAATGCCATTTTGAAAGAATACAGGTAGTCCTACAGGGTAATAGTTACCAGATTCAGAGTGCATCATGGACGGATACAATGAATTTACGTCAGCTGTTACGCCATTACCATACGGAATACCTGTCTTGCCTTTTACAGCATAACACCAGCCGCCTTTGTAGGACTTTTTAACATACTCACCAGCATTAGATACGCCATATATACTCTTGTCGATCTTGAAGTCGTAGAGGTTTGGAAACATCTGATTCCACTCATATACCGTTTCATGCTCAAATATGTTTTTATATTCTTCCATGCAACACGAGCCGATCGTCAGCTTGTTATGACCCTCTGCGAACATGAACTCAATTGCTTCTTTTATGACAAGAACGTCGTTCTTAATATACTCGATCTCTTCTGCTGTGATTTCACAACCAGCATATCGCAAACCTTTGTATTCCATTTCAAGCTTACGGTGCTTTAACTTAAACGATTCACCGATTGTCTTGACAGAAAATGGTAATAGCTTTAGTGAGTCACGTAACTCAATGAACTTGCCATTGCCCAATCGTATTGTGATGGAATACCACTGACCCTTGTCGCTGATAGAATATTTGAAAGAACGAAAGTTCATATCTTTCTCTTTCAACCAGCTTACGCTGTACTGTTCCGACGGGTTGACGATAAAAGCTTGCTGATAACCTTGTTTTATCAGGTAATCTATCCAGAAAGAACCGTCAAACTTTAAATTGTGAAAATAACAAATGATGTTACATTTGTAAGATGCTAACTGCTTGAGGCAATCACCGATGCTATGCGACACGGTGACTGACTCTGTGTTTAATTCTACTGTAGCCGCCGCCCACACTTCGGTATCAGTTTGACCAGCGTATACGGTCGTTTCGAAGTCTCCCACAAAGTAACGATAGTTACGCTTTTTCAAGGTTAATAGTCGCCGTCCATCATATCATCTAAATCTTCAAATGAACGCATAGCAGATTCAGATAATGGAAAGCCGCCAATATTGCTTAACAGACTGATAATAGACTGAGCAGATGCCCCTACTAAATTAGCGTCTGAATCATAGTGAATAATACCTAGCCATTTCTGAATATCATCCCAATGTTTTGACAACTCTTGACCAACTTTGTTCTTTCCAACTTCTGTAGCGTTAAAAGACTGCTGTAGTTCTTTCGGCAATGATTTTATAATATTATATCCTATATCTGCCACAACTTCGTCTAATGTTGCTAAAATTTCATTCAATGCACTGTTCGCTATTTCAGCTACATTCGGACTTCTTCGTACTCTTTTACCAGTAACAGTAGTGTAATAATATACATCCATGGTAGAAATTATTTCTTTTAACTTGTCAACTAAATCGTTGAAAGCTTCTGCATAAGCAAGTACAGGTTCATCTGTTACAGGTGTTTTAGTTCCATCTGCACTAGTCCAGAACCGCTGTTCTGCTTCTTTCTTTTCTCTTCTTGTTTTAGCCGCTCTCTTTGCTCTTAACTGATTCTCAAGTTTTAAACCCTCTTTACCAGAAACGATTTCACCATATGTAGCTTCGCCACCATAAGTAGCTTTTGAATACAATACGTCTTTCGTGAGTTTTTTCAACTTTCGAATGCTGGCTTCGGTTTTACGCTTCGGAATAGATGGAATAATAGATTCTGTAAAGCTATACCCACGCTTTTCCGCTCTTCTAATGAATGACTTAACACGATTTCGCTCTTTTGTGTATTCCTTGTTAATAGCTTGCTGTTTTACTGTTTGTCTCTTTTTTGTTTTCTTTGCCACTGTTTTTTACCTCTCTTTACTATTGATGCAAGAAAAGGAGGTATCAAACCTCCCTTTCTTGATTTGTGCTTAACGCGATACGCTGTTATAGTCTAAGCGGCAGTCGATGAATTCCCTACCTGCTTTCGTCTTGCCAGACTCTTTAATGATTGAGTACGGTTCGCCGCCGAATACCTCGTGAATGTTCTCCAGCGATTTACGGAACGTTGCTGACTGAAACGCATACACTTTTCCGGTTGCGTCCATGATGGCTGTAATCTCATTGATTGTTCCATCTTCTTTTTCACCCTCGTAGGTACACCAAACGGCTACAGGAATCGAAGTTCCGTCCGGAACATCTTTCATGGACTCGGAACCTTTATCTACGGTGAGCATATACTGCTCAAATTTTGTCAGTTCTTTGCTTGCTTTTAATACTTTCATTTTCGTTTTTCTCCTTTTTTCTTGTTTTATGGCGACAGGTGTGGAAAGTCCTGTCACCTGTTTAAAGACTCTGCTTTCTCGCACGTATGGTTGAATTTACTATTTATATCCTGCTGTTAGTTACGTTTCGAAAGTGGCTCTAACTCTACCGCGTGAGCGATAAAGTCAGACTCTTTCATGCCGTATCTTTTCTCGAACGGCTCTACAGCCACGATTTTAACCACCTTGAAATCCTCTGTATCGTGTTCTTTACGAACCTTAGTCAGAAGTTTTTCATCGTTGGTGTGCTGACCCCCGATCTCGTAGGTTACATTGGATGGCTCACAGGTATTAGTGTCCATAGCAAGGACTGTTACTTTCGTACCTAGGACGGTACGAGTTACCATTGATTCTCTCATTTCCGTTTTCCTCCTTTCTTGTATTTTGTTGTTTCGGAAATTATTTTACCAGACGTCAGAACTCGTCTGGAAGAGCGACCGCGGTGATGAACCGCGTTAAGTCGGCTTGCCGCTCAAGAGGTGGGCGGCTTGGCATGCCGCCCTAACAGTGTTGTAAGAACTATCGCTCTTACTGTATTTATTATACCTCTTAACACTGTTTTTGTCAAGTGTTTTGCATAAATATTTCAAATATTTTGTGATAAAGTTAGTTTAGACTAACTCGAGCCGCATTACCCAAAAATCATTGCTGTATTGGCGAATACGGTAATGTCGTAAATCAATGTAACGATTATTATGACCTGTAAAAGCCATAAAAGTTTGATTTTCAAAGCTTTTCTCCTTTCTAACCTACTACGCTCCTGTGTAGTAGGTTTTTCTTTCCTTGTTTACATGGTCGATAGCTGTGTAAACAGGTTTGATATTTTGTCAAGTACTTGTTTTCACCTTTCAAGGTGTTATCCTGTACTGGACTCCCTTTCCTTACCTTGTAACTACATTATATCACAGGTTTGATAGTTTGTCAATCTGTCATTTTGCACAATATTGTACTACAGTTTTACAGCAAAAAGGAGAACTGGTAAGGGGGGGTTATTTTTAACTGGGCAAAAGATCGGAAGAGCACACGTCTGAA